AAACCCGTGCGTTGCCGGAAACACATGCGTTGCCGGAAACCTGTGCGTTGCCGGAAACCCATGCGTTGCCGGAAGCACATGCGTCGCCGTAAACCCGTGCGTCGCCGTAAACACATGCGTCGCCGTCAACCCGTGCGTTGTCGAAAACCCATGCGTCGCCGTAAACACATGCGTTGCCGGAAACCCGTGCGTCGCCGTAAACCCGTGCGTTGCCGGAAACACATGCGTTGCCGGAAACCTGTGCGTTGCCGGAAACCCATGCGTTGCCGGAAGCATCAAGGTTTTCCTCTTTTTCAATCCATCCGCCTAGTTCCCCAGCTTCGACTTCACCGAACGAAATCAACGCCCGAATGCGATGCAGGGTATTCCCTAAAATCGCTTTGGTTTCTCCGGTAAATTCAAACTTTTTATTCATTGTTTTCCTCCCATTCTCCGCAACCGCTTTCCGCGTCCATAAAATCCGCCCCGTGCTCGCTGTCACCGTTGCAGCACGCACTACAGAACGGCTCGTACCACTTGCAGGTCTTACAGATTTTCATGCGTTTCCTCCCCATTGTTCAGCCATAGCCTTTGCGATGCCTGGGAACGTCTTGCTTCTCATTTTTGCCCTTTTTTCAGCGGGCAATCCGATTGTTGATATATGCCAGTAGCTATCCGTTCCCTTCCCGTTTTTGTAACTGATGACATTCGGTTTTACGATGTTCGTAGGGCATAGAGGCTCAATTCCTTTCAGCCATAAACATGTTGCTTTCCGCTCCGGGTCGCCAAACATATACGGATGCACAATCTGCGTTGGTTTCTTGTAGTGTGTGGACATATACCCGATAGGGTTTTCTACTGCGATTTTCTCAATGGGCGCGTTGGCGAAGGCTATAAAAAACGCTGCCGCATCTTCTCTCGCCGCAATCCGCTTTCGCGCCTTATCGCCATACTTAACGACATCAAACCAACGGTTCCCCGTAACAGTTAAATAAGTACAAGGCGGATGCGCAATCAGCAAATCCCACTTGCCTACCTCGTGTTCCTTACCGTCCATGGTAATTATCACCCCCCCTGCTACCGCAGCGAATGCGTCGCCGAGGATATGCCACTCAGGATGACCGCCGGACGGCTCCTGAATATCGCAGGAGTAGGCTTCGTGTCCTTTTTCGCGGAACGCCTTGCAAACCGTCTGTGATTCCTCACAGGCTACTAAGACCTTCATTCTTCGTCCCTCCCAATAATCTCGATCTCCACCCGCGGATTTTTTGAATCTACATAAAAGTGGTCTTCAAACCCCGCGATGTTTTTCCAACCGTCATTCTTGAGATACCGCGCCTTAACAAGCGCATCCTGAATAACCTTGCGCCCGAACGCGCAAATATTATCCTTATCCCTCCGCCGGTCTTTCTCGTACCAGCGATAAATCATGTACACCGGTTCTTCAAACTCCACGTTGCCGAGCTGCCGTGCCGCGTGCATCACGACGGTTTCGCACTTTTTCTTGAGCTGTGCGCCTAAGTACCGGTTTCGCCGTTCCGCCTCGATCAGTTCATTCAGTCCCGGCAGCGGGCCTTTGATTACAAACTTCACTTCTCACCTCTCACCTCTGCTTGCTTTCACTCGTGCCGCCCACTCACTTTCCCAGTCACTGGCGGCGGGCGCACCGTTAAACATCGGCGCATCCGTTTTGGTTTTCTTCGGCTTGTCTCCGATTCTGTCCCAAATGATACCCTTCCAACCTTGCGACATACTCAGCCGGATAACCTCGGCTACTGCCTGTTCTCCGTGCTGCTTTACGCGGTTCTCAATCATCGTGAGAAGGTTTCTGAGACCAGTTGGCTCGTATGCATCCCTGCGCTCCTTCTTGTATCTAATCCAATCTTGAACCGCCGAACATACCGGCTCCGAGAATCGTTCTGTTAGGTCGAGTTTCTTATCGGCTTCTTGGGCTTTGGGCTTCGGTTTAGGCTTCGGCGTACATTTTGCCGGTGTCGGAATTTCATCCGGCGTGCTCTGGTACGCATCGTACTTCCTGACGGTAATCACGGTGTAATGCCGATTGGTTTCCACCGTGATTTCGCCGGTCTTTTTCAGCTTACCGAGCGCCGTCCGTACCTGCTGCACAGACAACCCACTTTCCGCCGAGAGCGCCGCATAGCTTGTTGCAAACGCACCGCGCGGTATTTCTATACCCTTCCATGCGCAAGCCTTGTAATTAGCCCTCAGCAGGACGTGCAGCCATAACTTGCAGGTGGGGAGGTCTTTGTACCAGCCCCACTCCGTAAGCGCACGGTGCAGTTTAATGTGCCCGTTCATTCCCCATCACCTCAGAACGGAACGTCCGAATCTTCCTCCGGCATATCCGCAAAATCGCTGTTCTCCTTCGGCTTGCCTCCGCAAAAGTCGATGCTTTCGCACTGCACTTCCCACGAGCGGCGCTTATTGCCGTTCTTGTCCTGCCAGTCGCGGCTTTCCAAACGGCCGGAAACAATGCACATATCGCCCTTGTGGAACCATGTGCTTGCGTGCTCTGCCAACTTGCCCCACAGGACAACGGAACAGAAGTCGCTCTGATATTCTCCGTTGTTATCCTTTCTGCTGCGTTGTACCGCAATCGTACCGCTTGCTACAGCCGTATTAGACTGCGTGTGTCGCAATTCCAAATTATCTGTTAATCTTCCTTGTAAAACGATCTTGTTAAGCACTTGTATTCCTCCGTTTGTTGCATTTTTTTCAATCCATTATGCAATTTCGCATGTTCTGATCGGGTCAGAACCACGATATTTTCTGGATTGTTGTTTGTCTTATTGCCGTCAATGTGATGTACAATGTCCGAAGATGTCAGCTTTCTTCCGTATTTCTGTTCAGCTACAAGCCTATGTTCCAGCACAAACCCGTGTTTATCTGCTAAGTGGTTGTCTGGTCGATATACAAGAATATACCCGCTTGAGTGTTTCTTTCTTCCTCCGGACCAGTGATAATTTTTATCTCCAGCCATTGCTTCTCTCAGCTTTTGTTTGGTTTCATCTGACATCTTGCGTCCGTACGTCGGGCACAAGCTACCGGCTTTCCCAATGCGCGGATGTTTATGATTTTTCCACAGGAATTTCACGCTTTCAATTCGCGTAGGAACTCTCATGCCTGCTTTTTTCATCTCTCTTGAGAGTTTTTGTCGCTCAATTCCGATTTCGTTCTCAAGCATTCGCAAGCTCGCGCCTTCCGCAATCCGGGTTTCGATGTATTCCCGATATTTTTCTAAATCAACTTTCATCTCCCTGTCTCCTTGGTATACTTCTAGGTTTTCTCGTCCCAGAGTGGATACATGCTTTGCAGGTACTCCCGCATTTCCCGCTTGATTTCCTTGCCGTCGCCCTGGTCCATCTCCCGATGGCACTCCGGGCACAGCATGACTAAATTCGTCGGAATGCCCATGCCTCCGCGTGCTCTCGATACAAAATGGCACGCCTGCAACACGCCGCCCTTCCCGCAGTGGCGGCAAATACCGCCGTCCCGGTCGTAGCATTCCTTCCAAACCGCCGGTGAGACACCGGTAAACCGTGTCTGTCTTCTCATACCTCGCGCTCCTCCGGCTTTGCAAATCTCCAAACATACCCAGCGTGTTGGTTTCTTTTGCCGTTGCAGCACTGGCTTACGCTTGATGTCGTAAAACCGTCTTTTGCGCAGTCATTAAGTGCGCTGTAAAACACCCGTTCGCCCGTCTTCATATTCACTCCGACCACAGATTTCCCCATGCGCTTTTCCAATGTCTTTTTTAGATGTTTTCTCCACTCGTCAGTACGATCAAATCTCCCTCGGTCGAACGAGTATCTGTAATTACCATAATCCGTTGTCCATTCCAGATTTTCGGCTGTATTGTTAGTAGGGTTGAAGTCCTTGTGATTGACGATATTCATTCCGTCTGCTTTTTCAAGAAACGCTTCGGCCACCAGTCTATGCACAAAGCAACGCTTTTTCTCTCCGTTTATTCGTACCGGTACTCGATAATAACCTTGGCTGTTCTTGTGCTGCTTTAAGACAATCTCTCTAATTCCGGTTTTTCTGCTATGCTTGTCGCTATACTTGTAACGCGATTTCACATTTCCTTTGTTACTTACCCAGTACATTCCGTCAGTGCCGGTGATTTCTCTCCATTCTTCCAACTTCCCACTCCTCTTTCAATTCATTTAGCAGGTCAGGCGACGCGGTTTCCACTCCGGAATTTTTGCAATCCTGAACGCAGTTGTCAATCAGCTGGGACATTTGCCGCTTGTCAAAATCGCTCGAACCATAATACGCAAGCACTGTTGTGCATCCGCTGATTTTCGACGCTCTGGTTTCAATAAACCTTCCGATATGGTTACTCGTCCACTTTTGACCGAAACTCGCTACTGCCCGTGTCTGCATACACAAAACTTCGTAGTTCCCAATATCTTTGATATGCCGTCTGTAAATACACTCCGGCACTTCTCCCATGGCTTTAGAGAGTTCTCCGCAGAGCTTCCAGTACATTGCGTTTGCGTCAAGGCTTCGTTTGTCGTACTTCTTCTTCACCTCGGCGATATAGGTCTTGCCCTCTTTCATCTGTTCGCACTCCGCCCGCGCCATAGGCGCGTTCTTGATGTGCAGACACAGCCAGTTGCCAAGATCGTTATGCACTACCTGTGCACGGTCAAAATCATGCGTCATTCTGCACCGCCTTGTGCTGTTCTGCCTTGATCGCGTTCCACTTCGGTTCAAGCTCCAAAATCGCAGCATTCATCTTTACAATGTCGTTTTCGTCCTTCTGGTACTGCTCACGCCACAGTTTAGACGATGTATCCACATCTTTGCCGCTGATATCATAAAGCAGCTGCTTTACGTGTTTTGCTTTCTTCTGGACTTCGGTCAGTTCGGCCGGCGGCGGTACAAGTTCAAACCGTGCTTCTCCTTTTTCATCCTCAATCACAAGGCCGGAAATCCTGCGCTTGTCATACTGGATACTGCGCACACGGAACGACTGCTTGCACTTGATTCTGCCGTTTTGCTCGGAATACTCTTTATCCCTGAGCCGAACCCAAATCATAGGAGCCGTGTACAGTTCTCGGCCAATACCCCAGTTGGTGCACGCCCGCTTAAAGCTATCGCTTGCCTGTCCCTTTTCCTTCTCGGTATTGCTTTCCGTGCCTACGTCCTGCTTGACAACCCACTGTGCTTTTTCTGCATCCCAGACAGAGACATTGCAGTAAAGCCGACCATCAATGATAACGTGTTCGCGCTTCCAGTTTGTCTGACCGTATGCCTCATCCAGAATGGACATATCGCAACGTGCGTCCTTGTAGAGTAGCAACGAACACGATACGCCATACTGAGACTTTGACACCTGCGCTACGCGGCACTCGATCTCGTCTGCATCAAGCAACCTGATATTCATATCACTTCACCTGCAAATTCATGTTTTCTACCAGCTCCGCGCCCGGTACGGCCTCACCGGATTTCAGTAACTTGCCGATTGCCACCTTGTCCGGCTTGCGGTCGATAACCACCTTGCACAGGTCGTCCGGAACCATTACGTCGCTCGTAATGTTCACCTGCATACTCTTGCGGAACGACAGCACAGCCTTCGACGTGCTGATCTTGTCTTTGCCTACAGCAAGCATACTGTCCGCAAGGTGCTGCTTCATGTACTCCATACGCTTCCTGGTCGCATCCTCTCGCGCCTTGAGATTGTCCCGCTCGTTCTTGAGCGCCTTAACCTCCGCGTCAAGGTTCTTGATGGTGACGGCATACGCTTCGGCCTTGTCCTCAAACGCCGCGTCCAGACCGTCTACAGCCTCAAAACCGCTGACCTCGCCGGTCTCCTCGTCGATAACGATGTTTGCCATTGCGCTTTCAAATTCGCGCGTCAGTTCATACAGATTCATTCTTCTTCCTCCTCGTAGTCCTGCACAGCAATTCGCAGATCAAGCAAAAAGTTCTTAATTTCGCTGCTGAACAGGTGTTTATAATCTTCCAGATACAAGCCAATAGCGGTTTCGGCTTCCCGCATATCCCGCAACCTGTTCATCCGCCCCTGTTCTTTCCGCTCCGTCGGTTCAAGCACCCGCTCGGGGCAGCCGGTGATAGTATCACGCATTGCGCAGCGCCTCCAATACTTCTTCGACGCTTACGCGCTCCGGTAAACCGCCCTGCCACTTATACCAACTGTCGTCTCCGGAGATTGTCGTGTAATGAGCTTTTACGCCGTCAGGCTTTCCACCCTTCATTTTGAAAATCCATACTCTGGAAGTGCAATCCAAACTGGATACATTCACCTCTACGCCGCTCTCCGGTTCTTTTTCGAGGGCCAAATCCATCAGCTTGTGAAACAGCTTTCTGTTCTTGTCTTTCATCATTCATCCACCTCTGTAATCGCGCCGTTTTTCAGCATATAAAACGTATCCGCTTTGATGGTTTCTCCATCTACGCAAACAGCCTGAACGCCTAAAATGTGCATTTTTTCATCACGTTCCGTGAGCACCAGCCAACAGCCGACAGCACCTTTCGCTTTGCTGCCATACCCGGTAACGACCGCAATGCTTTCCGCTCCTCCAACCGTGGCGGCGCTCCGGTATCCCGTGTTCGTGGCGGCGCTCTGGTCGCCCGTGCTCGTGGCGGCGCTCTGGTCGCCCGTGTTCGTGGCGGCGCTCCGGTCGCCCGTGCTCGTGGCGGCGCTCCGGTATCCCGTGTTCGTGGCGGCGCTCCGGTATCCCGTGTTCGTGGCGGCGCTCTGGTATCCCGTGTTCGTGGCGGCGCTCTGGTCGCCCGTGTTCGTGGCGGCGCTCTGGTATCCCGTGTTCGTGGCGGCGCTCTGGTCGCCCGTATTCGTGGCGGCGCTCCGGTATCCCGTGTTCGTGGCGGCGCTCTGGCGGCCCGTGCTCGTGGCGGCGCTCTGGCGGCCCGTGCTCGTGGCGGCGCTCTGGTCGCCCGTGTTCGTAGCGGCGCTCTGGTCGCCCGCGCTCATGGCGGCGCTCCGGTCGCCCGTGTTCGTGGCGGCGCTCTGGTCGCCCGTGTTACTCTCTTTCGCGCTCTTAAAATCCACTTTTTCCAGAATGAACTTCACGCCAGCCTGAATCAGCCCCGAAAGGCCAATCTCTGTTTCAATCTTTATTTTTTTGCCAACCCGCTTGCTGTCCTCCTCAGTCTGCTCGTTAGTATCCAAATCCACCTCGCAGTAACGCGAATCTGCCGGGTTGTAGTATCCGAATACGTCCATCGGGTTCTCGCAGGCGTGGAAACCCTTATGGCAAATATCCGCCGTGTTTTCCTCGTACTCTTTGCCGATTTCGTACTGAAAACCACGGCATTTCAAGTCCTTGTCAAAGCCTTTGTAGCATTTCACTTGCTTTTTCTCCTCTCCGGTGCTATAATCACCGTGTAATATTTTTGCATGCCGCTGATTGGGTATCCTACCACCCGTCAGCGGCTTTTCTCATTCCTGCAGGTATTCCAGCTCACCGCTGAGCGGTGCGAAACACTGTGGGAACACATTGCCATAAGCATCCCGCAGGAGCAGGAACCGCCATCCCATGCGATCTACTGTCCAGACGCGCTCCATGCACTCAGCGTGCACCGTGATGCGCTGCTGAATCCGTTTCAGCTCATCCAGTGAACAAACCTCGTTGTCCCTGAAATCTAAGCCGTCCTTCTTCCGCGGTGCAAACCGCAGCACCCGCGCCGTGTCAATCGGCGTACCATTGATTTTCACAATCATGTTATCGCCTCCACTCCGTCCAGAAACAACCATCACCGATGCCGCAAGTACGGCTCATGAGAACCGGCTCGCCGTCATCGCCATCGAAGATTTTGTCCTCGAAGGAATACTCCGGCTTGTCCTCGGTGCCGAACCATCCCTCGCCCTCGCAGGTTTCCGGGTTATACTGGGTGAAGTACCAGCCTAACCCCTGCGGGACTTCTCGCTTGTCCCAGTCCGGCAAGCTAAACTGTCGGAAATATTCGTGCTTTGTCATTTTCGTTCCTCCGTTCTCATGCTGATCGTCTTCGCGCTCTCGCGCATCTGCAAGCCGTACTTAGCAGCGTTCATCGCCTTGCCGATGACCCGTGTCTGCATCGCCTTAACCGTCAGCGTTTTCTTTCTGCTGTTTGTCATGTCCGTATCATATCCTCTCTCGCGCCAGAATCGACGTTGTTCGCTTTTCTTCACGTCATGCGTGTAATTTCATGCCCGCAGTTCAAAATCGATTGTGGCGCATTCTCGCGTAACGTTCATGCTTCTGCTGTTCATAGGCACACAGCAACATGCTTGCCCTTGCGGCTACAAATCCGACTGCCAGCAGCGCCAGCATGATAGCCGCACCGCTGAACAGGTCAATGCGGCCGTTCTCGGTCATGCCACCAGAGAGCAGGACACCGAGAAAACACATTCCTGCAAGCCAGCCACAGCGTTTGTAGGTCATTGGTTTCAATCCCCTTTCGCGGTTTCTTGTAACCCTCGAACGTAGTGAGAGGGTTATTCTTTTCTTTCTTTCTTTCTTAGAAAGTTAAATTAATATATATTCGACCGTAGGGAGAATATATATATACTTCTTTTTTTCTTTCTTTGTTACTTTCTTTCTTAAGCCTCTGTGTGTTATCTGTGTGTTATCGGTTTGTTGATTGTGTGTTATCTGTGTGTTGATGGTCTGTTGTTGGAGTGTTACGCAGACGCTTCCGCCTGCACCAATCGGTTAGCCACATCGGCCACATGATAGCGACCGCCAGTTAAACGTGGAACACCATCTAAATACCTCTGCACGGTACGATAACTAACGCCAAACCAGTCTTTTAACTGTTTTGTGGTAATATATTCGCACCCTGCGAACGTGCGTAAACGGCCTTCAACCGTGCGCCTGCGGTTGCTTAATTCTGTTGCTGTCATTCGTTCAACCCTCCGCTTTCTGTGTGTTATTGGTGTGTTGATGGTTTGTTATCGGTCTGTTGCTTAGTGTGTTGATGGTGTGTTATCTCTCATCATCATCGTTGCCGCAACGCAGCATCGCACACACAATAAGCAGCGCCATTTCAACGCCCAGTGTTGCCAGCACTCCGGCAACAAAAGGTGGAATATACATCGGTGTTCACCTCCACTTGTTCGCCCCTTCCTGACCGTGGTATAATAGCCGGGAAAGGAGCATTCAGCATATCATCGGGTTTCTCTTCGCTTGGGAAACGCTCGTCTGATTTCAGCGTCTATATACACGTCGTAGACCTTGCAAAGCAGTGTGCAAACGCCGAATCCTAAAGCGAACCCAGCAAGCGCCGTGCCAAAATCGCCTGATGAACAAACTCTTTTTACATTCATTGATTTCACCCTATTTCAGAAAGGATTGTTTTTATTGTTTCGTCAAACTAACCCGCAAAACAAAGCGCAAACACAAGCTGAATTACGCGATTGGGAAATGAAACGCGCCCATCGCGCTAAGCTCGAACGGCGAGAAAATTTCCATTATTGGATAACTACCGTCCTCGCTGTGCTTGCCTTTATCCTGTCTGTCGCATCGTTGTCATGGCAGGTATACAAAGACCTGCACCCTACCGCTTGTACCACTTGTGCATCAGCACAACCAGCACAACCAGAATAACCATTGTTGCGATGTTAAGCGACATCAGTACCGGATCCATTGCTCTCACCTCCGCTTATGCGCTCTCGTTGTCATGGCGGTCGATACCCAGCAGATAATCAACCGAGCAATTGAACAGTTCCGCCATTTTTTCAAGAACATCCGAAGAAATCGGGGAACCATTTACATACTTGCCGTATGTTTTCTGAGAGATGCCCAGTTTTTCGGAAAGCTCATTTTTCGTCATGCCCGCACGGGCACGCTCAGCCTCGATATTCATTCTCATAATATTCACCTCCTCGAAATTTGAGTATCTCGAACCTTTAACTATATGATATTCTATTTACTCGAATTTGTCAACCCCTTACCAGAAAAAAAGTTCGAGCAGATAGAATTTTTTGTGTTGACTTAGGGCACAATAAGGTATACTATATAAGCAAGAGGAAGGAGTGAACAGAATGAGCACAAGAATAGCCGACGCTCGCAAAGCCATAGGTATGACGCAACGGACTTTAGCAGAAAAACTCGGGATTGCAGCAAGTACATTAAACGGCTATGAGAAGGGAAATCACAAGCCGGATTCGGATGTACTAATCGCAGTATCATCTATAACAGGATGTACCATAGATTATCTGTTAAACCGGGTCGATGGATTCCACGACTATTACGGCAAAGAAAAAGCCCCTGCCCCGGCCAAAGCCGAAACAGGGGAAATCACAAGAGAGATGTCTATTGAGTTGTTAAAGGCTCTCGGATTGCTCGACCAGTCCGGCAACCTTTCCGACGATGATCTCGCGTTTCTTGCGCACATCGTCGGATTGCTCGAATGGCGTTTCGGCGATCATTCGTAGCGCATTGTATATGCGCAGCGGGTTTGTGCATGAATTGAGCATTGCGGTAAAACGGTCGATGTTGTCCATGATGTTTGGTTCCTGCCTTTCCTGTTGTATACTCCTATGATATTACCTTAAAATGGAAATATCAATAAGAACCGTTCGCCTTTATCTGACATATAGTATAGCGAACGTTTGTTCGATTTTCAAGAGGACGCGAACAGCCTTGTTGCAAAGTCCAATAAACCGGACTTATTGCTTCTCTGGAGAGATTCCAGCCTCGTCCAGCTTCTTCGTCAAGAACTGCGCGACGGCTTTCGAAAGGTCACTAAAACCGGCTGCATCAAAGCCGACAAAGTATCCGTTGTTCTCTGCATTGGTCAAAGCTGTTTCAGCAAGGCGGATAGCCTTGCCTCGCTGGTGCTTGGTAAGCGGCAATGTGTTGATATAGTGATATAGGGCTTCAACGCTCTTGATCGTCGTTTCATCGCGTTTGACGCAAAGTCCGTTTCCGTATTCCATCGGTGATTAGCTCCTTTCGCCCAGCAGTTTTGAAATGAAATACTGCTGACCCTTGCCGGTTACTTTCGGCGTTTTGTTTACGCTGATATGGCCGTCTGCATGGGTGACGCTGGTTTCCTTGACCTCAAACAAGCCTAACTCCATGCTTCGCTGTGTCGGCATATTGTAATCGGTGCCCTGACGGCGTACAAGATAGCCGTTCTCACGCATCCGCGCAAACAGGCGCTTGCCGCCCATGTCAACGCCGTTCTGCTTGATGATCTTTGCAAGATCGAAAATTAGAATAGAAGTCTTGGCCGTGGCTACGCTGTCCGCGAAAAGAACCTTGGGTGCGTCTTGCTCGATCTTCTCCGAAAGCGTGTGGATTCGCTTGTTGGCAATCTGCAAGGCGCGTGCCATTACCTTTTCCGGGCTGTTCCAGTCGCGTTCAAGCTGTAAGAAATACTGGCGTGCCTGCTTGCCCTTGTCGTTGCGCTGGAGCATGCAAAGCTCCTTTGCCATATCAATAGTAATAGCAGCGTCGTCTACAGTACGTCGTACTTCACGGTTTCCCTCGTATTGAAGGCGGTCAAATTTGACCGGGTTGAAATCACGCCCTTGCTCAAAACCGTATTCACACATACGAGGAAACCAATGGCGAAAATCTGCGCCGACTTCGAGAAAGTCGTGCAGCTCGCGGGCGGATACGGTTGGTTGTTCGTTATCGTAGTTTACAGTAATGATTTCGTTCATGTATGTACCTCACTTTCCGTAATGGGAAAGGAGCGGCGGGAGCATCCCCCGCCATGCGTTACTCCAATGCTATCCCCGTTTCGGGAAAAGCTGCTTTGCTGTAGCTACGGGTATAGTTTAACCAGCGTAACACAAAATGTAAATTGACAAAATAACGAGGGCAAAAAGCAGAAAAGCGTAATTTTCAAACTTTTTCAGAAAAACATTGTTTTTTCATTGATATATAACGTCGCTGAATGGCAACGCATGCCGAAAAAATGCCGCTATATGTCCCACTAAGCCAATCTTCATACAATCTAAAAAAGTGCATAAAACAATTTTTAAGAAGTCGAAAATAAAAGGGAAGGTGAAATTATGTTTTGCACGAATTGTGGCACGGAATTCGAGGGAAATTTTTGCCCGAACTGCGGAACAAAGGCTGGTGAACAACCACCTGCACAAACCGTTGACCCAAAGGAAACGCACGAGTATTACGACAAAGAAGGCGATCTAATCGACCTCGCCACGATCTACGGCGTATACAAGGACAGAACCAACATGGCCGCATTCTTCCGTAAATGCACCGATTACGATTCTGTCACTATCGGCAAAGCGCTGGACTATATCGAGGATAACGTAAAGCCTAAAGAGTACGGAATGCTGGACACAATCCGCATGAAGCGTCAGATTGAAGCACCGATTGAGAAGATCATAAAAGTGCAAGCAGTGAACGACCCTTCGGTTAAATTGCAAAAGGCGCAGCTTTCCGAACTGAAAAAGGCGAACAAACTACAGCAAAAAGAAATGAACGCACAAGCGCGTTGTCCGCGTTGCGGCTCCACTTCCCTTTCTGCGCATAAGAAGGGATTCGGCATCGGCAAGGCCGTGGTAGGCGCAGCCGTGACCGCGCCGCTGGGGCTGGGATTGATCGGTGCCGTAGCCGGAAACAAGGGCGCGAAAAAAGTCCGCGTCACTTGTTTGAAATGCGGAAAACAATTTTGGGCATAAAAAACGCCCACCGGCGGCAACCGGCGGACGTTATACGGGGGTAGAAATCTTGTGCAACGGAATTCTACCCTCTTATTATATCGAAAATAGGAGGAAAATGCAATGCCACGTCGAAAAAAAGACCCTCGCGGCTTTGTCCGTGAGACCGGAACGTATATGGGAAAGCATTACGACCTGAGAGCAAAAACCGAAAAGGAACTCAACGAGAAAATCAGGGCAAAACGCGCAGAGATCGAATCCGGAAGTAAACTCATTGAAGCCGGTGTTACCGTAAAGGAATGGGGGAAACGCTGGGTAGAAACCTACAAGTCCGGCGTGAAGGAATCCACGCGCAGGCTGATTGAGGGACGGCTTGTGAACTACGTCTATCCCTACATTGGGGATATCCCCGTTAGCAAAGTGCGGCCGCTGAACTGTCAGGAAGCGCTTAACTCTGCGGAAGGACGTGCGCCGGACACCGTAAAGAAGGTGCAGCAGGCAATCGAGCAGATGTTCCGCGCAGCCAAGCAGAACGGCTTGTGCGTCAATAATCCTGCGGAAGATTTGAAGATGCCCCGTACTGGCAAGCAGAAGAGCCACAGGAGCATTACAGATCGAGAACGTGTTATTTTACTGGAAACTGCAAAGACGCATCCTGCGGGAACGTGGGTGCTTACTCTGCTGTATAGTGGCTTGCGTCCGGCGGAAAGCCTTGTGCTGACATACGCCGATATTACAGGCGGTATGATTACCGTTAACAAGGCATACGACCGGGACACCCGCGCCGAGAAATACCCCAAGTCAGACGCAGGCGTTCGCAAAATCCCGATCATCCCCCAGCTTGCCGCAGTCCTGCCGAAAGCCGGTTCGTTCGGTGAATTGGTTTTTCCGCATAACGGGCACTTGTACGATGATAAGTCCATGCGTGCCATGTGGCAGGGTTTCCGCGCCGCTATGGATGATACCGAACGTGAGTTGATCGCGGCGGGGAAAATCTCACCCATTGCCGAGCAGCTGCCGCCTATCGTTCCCTACGATCTGCGCCACACGTTCTGCACGGATTTAGAACGTGCGGGCGTACCGCTCAACGTCGCAAGCAAACTCATGGGACACGCATCTATAGAGATCACCGCCAAGATTTACACTCACACCGGCGAGGATATGATTGAGCGTGCAGGTGAGCAATTAGCCGCCTTGTTCAGTCCCACATTTAGTCCCATTAACGAAGTGCAAAAAACGCCTATGGCTGACATTATGCGAGAGCTGCAAGAACTTCGTGCAGCAGTGCTCAAAGCCGTATAAAATAACAAAAAAGCCTTGTTTCAATGGATTTACCAAAGAAACAAGGCTTTTTAATATGGAGCTGCTAACCAGATTTGAACTGGTGACCTCATCCTTACCAAGGACGAGGTGAAATTCCGAAACCCCACAGTATGTCTGAACTTTTGACACTTCAAAAATTTTAGTCCCATGTTTAGTCCCACTTGACCTATACATTGTACCACAGATAGCGCGGGACTTCAACACCGCAATGAAGGGAGGGCATTTGCCCTCCCTTCATTCAATGCTTCACAACATACCGATAGTATGCCGCTTCCTTATTTTTCACTGCGTCCTTGTCTTCGAGCCAGAACGCACAAGCAGCGTCAACATAGTAATCAATGTTGCGGATGCCGTGTTTCTCGTTGACCTTGCCAAAGTCGGAGTATACAGCGTTCATTGCCACCCAGAATTCTACCGGGTCGTAATTCAAGTTGTGCTGCTGCATTACCTGCTTGCACTGTTCAAACGTCCAGTGCGGGCCGGTCGTGCCGTCAGCGTTCTGCATGTTGTGCAGCCATTCGTCCGCCATGTCCTTAGTCATACGTCCGGTGTGCGTGCTGGACGCATAGCCCATAGTGCGCTCAGAACCGTGCGTCTTGTCGCCTACATAAGAAGTATCCCCCATGTAAGCATCATCGTCACGAAAGCCAATAGGGCGCATTTCGTCCTCGTAATCGGGGTACTCGTCATACTCCGGATATTCCATGCTGCTTTTGGGTGCAAAGCGTCCGTCAGAATAACGGCGATAATTCCGCATCTCCGGTTCGCCGCCGTGAATACGCTCGTCATAGTAACCGTAAGGCTCAATATGATTGTACCGATACCGCACGCCGTAATGCTGGCGATCTTCGGGGTACGTCTTGCGGATTCTCCATTCCTCCGGCGAAGCATTCTCTCGGCGGGTGTGCTGCATCAACAGCATTCGGGTTCCTCGTTTCATGATGATACCCCCTTACGCCGTCGGCGCGGTGCCGTTAATAGACCGCAGCGCGTCAGAATGAGAGCAGCAGGAATTACCGAGCATTCGGAAACTGCCGCCGCTGGACGAAGTGACAACGCGACACAGGTATTTGTGACGGGTGTCCAGATTAAACACTGTCGCCTGTGCGCCGTTGCATTTCAACAGCGGATACGTTACCGTTCCGTCGCCGATTGTGATTACTACCGGTGCGCCGATAATCGTTGTGCTCGGAATGTTCTGAGCGATTACGATTCCGTATACGCAGCCGTTCTGGTAATCTCCCGCCGGAATGTTCACCGTCAGCACGCCGCTTGCGTAAGTCACGCTCTGTGAGATACGCAGGTTCGGACACAGTTTTTGTACAGGCTTGCAAGCCATAATCAAAACCTCCTATCAAAGCCGGGGGAATGCCCCCCGGCTGAACGTATCTCTCACATGCCGCAGCAGGTGTTGCAGCCGCAGCCGGAAAACTGGTAAGGTGCCGGAACGGGAAACGCCGGAACGGGTGCCGGACGCAGCGCGTTTACAAGGTAGTTGTTCTGCGCCTCCTGAGAAGCCGCAAACTTGAGCGTCTGGTTCTCATTCTGGAGTGCCGCGATCTTCTCCGCCTGACGGGTGCTCTCCATCTGGTCGATGCGTGCAATAATGCGGTCAGTGTCGTTGTGCGCAGTCTGGATGATGTCACGCGCATTGGTAGCCGCATTATAGTTGGTGTCGCAGAAACCGCGCTCGATCTGACGCTGCGTGTCGCAGCAGCAGGAAGCCATCTGCGTACCCAGTGCGGTAAGGCCAGCAGTTACGCCGTTAAAGCCAGTGTTCATGTTCTGGTTTACGCCGTTGATAAGCTGTGCGTTCTGGTAGCCGAGCTGACAAATTGCGTTGTCTACACCGTGGAAGCCGTTAGAAACCGCGCTGCCGAGCGTGTTGAAACCGGTAAGCATACCGTTATTCACGGCGTAAAAGCCGTCGCACAGGCCGTTCTGAATGCCGAGAACCGAACGCGATAGGTCGTTGAAGTTGAACTCGCTGCACAGGTCACTGCGCGTTACTGCACCCTGATAGCCTGCGCCGTTGCCGCCGTTGTTGCCCCAGCCCCAGCCGTTGCCGCCGAAGATCAGCGCAATAATCAGAAATGCAAAAATCCAGGAACCGTTGCCGCCCCACATACCGTCATTGCCGCCGCCGTTGTTGTCAGAGCCAAGAGCGTAGCCGGTTGCAAAATCGTTATCCATTTGAAAATCTCCTTTTCAGTATATATTTGAACGGAACCGCGCGTATTCCGAACATGACAAATTCACGTCGGATTTTCATCAAGATTCCGTCAAAACTGAAAATTGGATATTTACTTGATGTTCATGCCGAACTGCTGTGCAAACTGATCGAGGTCGATTCCTCGTTCCTTTGCAATGTTCATTGCCATCTGCCGCAGTGCGTCCGGGCTTTTACCCTGCATAGATTTCATTAGGGTGCTCACCATAGGATTATTGCCGGTCATTTGGTTCAGCATCATCATAGGATTTCCGCCGTTCCTCATAAGCTGCAACACCTGCATCATCGGATTATTTACCATCGTTTGCACCTCCCAGTTGTTCACATAACTTGTTAAACCGTCGGATAAGCTCGTTGAATTCCGTTCTCGGAACATAATCTGACAAATCTATTTCCGCAGGTTTATTCGTTTCCGGCTCCTGTGCTCTGCGATACATCACAAAGTCAGCACAGCCGGTTTGCAAATTAAGCTGTTTGGTGTAGATCGCTCCGTGTGCTGTGTCCGGCATGATAGTAAGCGCACCGGAAAAGTCCGTCTGTACCGCGCGTGCTTCCTCCACGCTTGCCACAGGTCGTACAATGTGCTGTGGAGATTGTACCTGCTGTTGCATTGGTGTCTGCATTGGCTGCTGCGGGTACTGCTGTTGATACTGCGGCGTGTATCCAGTGTAACCATAAGGATATGCCATTAGCCTAACACCTCCGTAACGTGTTCGCTGATGGATTTACTTACCGCCTCTTTGTAGGATATATACTCCTCTAAGCAATCTGTGTTGCCTGCGTTGCGATAAACTGCTACAATGCGACGAGCACACTCAGGGTCATACCCCATGCGTTCAAGTCTCTGTTCGTAACTCATGCGATCACTTCCTTATACTTTCAGTATAAGGTCTGCCGGGCGTAAAAACCTGTCACAAATCTGTCAACTTGCTGTCACAGCACGCGCAGCATTTTGCATTTGATGCTGTTCAACCGACGATGCACCGTGCTTTCGCTCATGTGCAGCGTCATGCAAATCTGAGTAATAGAGCGCGCCGATGTTCGCAAGTCAAACACGGCGCGCTCTTCTGGCGTAAAATTGCACTCACGCCGGAAGTATTCCACCTCCGGCCTTGTAAATTCCGTTAATTTCATGCGGTATCCCCTCGTTATGGTGTCACCGCATATCTTTCCCCTCGTTTTTTCTCTTAGTCGTACAGATGTGCCCTGTCGTTGATAACCAGCAGGCGCAGCAGGTCGGTGCTCAGTGCCAGCTTGCCCTTATCGTCGCCCTGCAGAAAGCCCTTGTTCACCAGCTTCTGTACGGTTGCCTTGCCCCACGCGGGGACTGCGTCTACCGTGTCGTAAACCTTCTTTGCCTTTTCGGCGTTGGCAATTTCCTGCTTTGCAATGTTTCTGGTCTGTGCTTCCGTCATATCTTCAACCTCTTTCTCTGTCAGCATATCCTTGAATTTCTGCCACAACTGCGGATTGCGTACCCACGGTTCCGGGCAATCCTTGTGTGTCACATCGTAGTGACGGCACACGCGCGAAACCGGCACATGGTACTTTGCCATCAGCTCACGGGTCAGCTTTGCGGCACGCTTCATTGTATCCTCAGGGATAACGTACACGCCGTTCCGCTTCACGCTGCACATTTCAATGCCGATGGAATTAGCGTTCCGGCAGTCGTTGTAGTAACTGCCGCCGCGTTCCCTGCCGCAATGCCATGCCGTGTCGCCGTCCTTTACGCTCTGCACAACGCCGTTCGGGTCTACAAAGTAGTGTGCACTGGCACGCAGTCCGCTTTCTCTTGCAAAAAAGTCTGCATTGTTCTGTGCCGTATCGCCGTTGTTGGACGTAAAGTGTAAGCAAATCCAGTTTATCGGGAACGAACGTCCCTTCTGATAGTTGTTCGGATTGCACTGTTTAAACGGAATACTCATTTACTCACCCTTCTTTTTCGGTGCGGTGTAGGTCAGCGCCGTTTGGGAATCCGTAATACCCGCTGTGGTGGGGTCTACGAACACGCTGAGGATAGCCAGACACATGGTAACAAGCTGTACCGGATTAGACAGCACCGAAACAATGCCGTCCCACACAGCCGCCCAACTCGTAAATGTCTGCGGGTCAACGCCAATCGCCGTAATCGCTACGGACACCACGCCAACCCAAAACCACGGGTTCTTCATTCGTACAGGGATATTTACCTTCATACTCTCACCTCGCAATATGGTCTATAGCAATTCCTTCTAAGAACTGCTCGTATTCCTTCGTCGTCTTTTCAATAGCCGCAAGCCCTGCTTCTACCTCACCGTTGCAGTGACCGCGCTTTAACGCCATTGCTACGCCAACGGTAAGCTGACAGTTTGCGTTAATCATTGCAAGCTGCAAGCGTCCCTCTTTGGCTCGTTGTTCCGCTCTCCGGTTTACCCGCTCCGCTTCTTCCCTTGCTCTCTTATCACGCTTGCCGGACTGCGCCGCCATAGCAGCGCAGATAATTCCGGCAGCACCTGTGATAATGGTGCAGATAACTTCCGTCGGCATAATCAAATCCCCAGCAGACGCTTATCCTCAACGCTGAGAAGTTCAGGCACGCCGGTCTGCTGTGCGCGCGAGAGCGCGTCATGCTTGAGGTTGTGGGCGTTATCGAACTTATCGAGCTGCACGCCCATGTCTCCGTGGTACTTCTTCACTTCTGCGTAGTTCTTGATGTAGATGTTGTTGGGATACATAACTTTACTCCTTTTCCGTTGTGTTTATCGTGTGCTTACTCCGCCGTACCGCCGAACTCAGCAGGCACAAGCTCCGGCATACCGCACTCGTCGATCAGGATTTCCGCTACCTGCTTCCGCAACTTCTTCGGCACCTGCTCAAACTCACACTTGCCGAGGATTACTCTCTGCGCGAACAAAATTGCCATCATAATAACCGTCCTTTCAAAACGTTCTCGAATATTGTTGATTAACTTACGCATAAACAATTTGCGCCATTTCCACGATGCAGTCTTCGTAAAAAGACTGCTGATCGGTCAGCGCAGCCACCTGCTGCTTAAGCATTGCGTTCTGCGCCACCAGTTCTTCATTTTCTGCCACGAGGTCAGCCTTGCTTTTCTCGTTCGCCTTGGCTTCCCGCAGCAGATTGTCGTAGTTGGCTGTTACCTCGTCTAACAGACCGGGTGTGTCATCCACCTCAGTAATGTACTCATCGTACACCCAACCGGTATGACCGTCCTTGTCTTTCTCCTGCTTGGCATTCTGGGTCAGCCGTACCCATGCCCTGCCGGGCTTGTTTGGCATACTGCCCGCCGCAATCTCAGGCGGTTTTACATCGCCGTGTACCTTCATTTCTTGTCACTCCTTTCAAGGTTCGCACAGGAGACGCGCGGAGACGCCCGAGCCCGAATCCGACGAGGCGAAGTTCGCATAGAAGAACAACAGACCCGCACTCGAACCATCGCCCCAACCGCCACCAACACACAGCACGTGCCAGCCAGAGGACGAGCTCGCATAATCCGGAATGTACGTTGTTTCTGAGCCGCCGGTCGTTTTAGGAATGAGCAGACCGTTATCGGTAACGGTCAAATCCTTAATGTAGCCGGACGCAGGCAGCGTGCCGATTTTGGTATAGCCGGTCGTCGTATCGTCCGCATATTTGCTCGGGTCGGTGCAGTAGTATGCTTCCGCGCCGTTCGCGTTGAAGCCGTCCACCCACTGGTTTACATTACCCCACAGGTTTTCAATCCAGCGATACTGCACTGGATTCTGTGCATCGCCAGCAAAATCATTAGTACGCCCTGTGTGATACTTCATGTTGTCTGTATCACCATTCGAATGCATACTGCCATTAGTAATTCCAGAGCCAAATTTTTTTTGACAGTTCCAATCAGCGAATTCCACAATATACAGAAAGATAATTGCGCAATAAGTTGCGAAATCATACAGGTGGAATTTCGAGCCCCTATTCTTCGTACCGGTTCTAAACCATGAACGAGAATGATCAACAAGCGGGGATACGCCGGACTTGCTTACGATTTGACTCCCTATGTGATACTTTCCGATATATTTTCCACTGCCCGGATGTTTCGTCATTCCAGTCTTGGGCTTATCCGACACATAGAAATACTGCTTCGTACCGTTACGTTTCGCCGCAACATAGAACTCCGGAATAAACACCATGGTAAAGTTGTTGGAACGCGAGAATCCACTATCCCCTTTCCATGCTGTTACAGCGCCCGCATTGTTCAGATTGCACTCTTTCATGCCGTTCCACGGTGCATAGCTATCAAAAGGCGAACTGCCCGAACCAGTACCGACCGCAGGTTTAGGCTCAGTTGTCACCGACCGCGTAACCAGTCCGTAAGGGTCAGTGCTCGGAGTTAAGCGCGTCAGCGCCGTGCTCGAATTGCTCGTATCCCAGCAAACACCGAACACATTAGTGTAACTCAGCGTCAGCGCCTTACTCTGACCGCTGGCGGTAATGCTTACCGTACCCTCTGCGGTCTGGTCACCCTTGGTAGCCTTAATCGTCCACGTACCCGCCTTGCCGATGGTAAATACCGCCGTACCATTGCTTGTCTTGGTCAGTACCGTACTGCCGAGCGTAGCCGTTACCGTTGAACCACTATCTACGGTTACGGTAATCGTACTCTGGAATTTTTCAAGCGTTACTGCAAGCGCCGTGTAGTAGTCCTTGGTCGTCACCTCAGCCGTATACGTCACGCCGCCCAGCACGCACGCCAGCGTGTACGTCGTGCCGATGCCCAGCACGCTTACCGTGGCCGTCTTGCTGCTGTCCACCGTGCCGGTGTAGGTTTCGCTGCCGCCCTTGAGCGTCCACGTCTGACCGACAAAATCGCTTGCAAACGTGATGGTGATGATTGAACCACCGCCAGAACTCGGAGCATTTACAGCGCCAAGTACATTGTCTTCTGTAAAACCTGCATACTGCCCTTTCTTGCCCTTGATTTTATCTTGCTTGTTATCCCATGTTCCCGACTTTTCAATTACTTTACCGACCGCAGAATCAATCTGTGCGCCGGTATGTGAAGAATTGTAAGCCATGCCATCACTCCTTCATGCAAAGAAATTCGTTTCCGCCCGCGTCAAGCATGGTTTCGTCGCTGTCAGACGGAATAAAGCCCCAGTTGTCGTTCCAACTGCCATCCATACCCTGTGCATAGAGGGAAATGCGGTAAATGCCGTCACCGGAAAGTAAGAAATCGTCGTAGACTTCAAACTGTCGTTGTGTTGCGGCAGGGGTCTGGGAGAAGGACGCAATGAGCGTCCCTCTCCCTCTGCCCCATTCCTCGCCGGACTTTGTAGCGCGACATTCAAATGCCTTGTACGGAATGTCCGACTGAAACGCAACAATCACCTTGTCGAAGCCAGAAACCGCCGAAATTCTTTCTCCCGTGATGGAAAAAGTCAGATTCGGCGCTGCCATTTACGCCACGCTCCAAGTACCGGCAGCATTCTTGACGAACACCTTGACGATCTTCACGCCGTCGCCCGCAGATGCAGTTTCGAGGTCTGCGCCGTTGATAGTGACGTTGATTGCAGTGTCCTTCTTGTAACCGCCTGCGGTACCGCTGGTGTTGGTAGAACCGGCAGTAACCGGAATCTGAGTGCCCGCATTTTCAAGGCTGGATTCGCTCGGAACAACCTTGATCTTGAATTCCGTGAAGTCTATATTTGCAGAGAACGAGAACGCCGCAACGTTGAAGGTTGCCACCTTAGAAATCTTGCTCTTGTCCGGGCCGGTAATCGTAACAACCGGAACGGCAGTATCCAGCGTGATCTTCGCGGTAACAGTTGCGGTTTCGTTGCCTACGTCGTCTCGTACCTTAATAGATACGGTTTTCTGGCCGTCGCCAGTGGTCAGCGTGATCGCCTTAGACTTTACAAACGTTGCCCATGCCGCTTCGGATTCCGTTGCTGCACCCGCTACGCCCCAAATCTTCATTTGGTATCCGGTAGTTTCGGTATCCGTCAGACCAATCGTAGCCGTTACTGCCGTGCTGGTTGCATAAGCAGCACCGTTGTTCAGTTTGAGGGTAAGCCCGGCAGGCGCGGTCGTATCCAGTGTTAAGTTAAAGAAAGATGCCATGTTTTACACTCCTTTTGTGTTTAATTCAAGGTAAAGGTAGGAACTCTTGCGGCGATAGAGCAATTCATCGCCCAAATACGCCTCGTAAATTCCCATCTTTCCTAAGAAATACGCGATAATGCTTTTGTCTCCGATATACATTCCGTCACCCCGTTATCAGATAAAGCACAGTTTCATCGTGCTTTTCGATTGCGTCATACTCTGCACGGGTCAAGACGCGAATAGCGGAAACATCATTTGAAAACACGTTGCCATGCCCACCGCCCGATGCAGGTACACCGGTATCTTCTTCGCCAATCCACCAGTTACCGTTGTCTCCGATGAACGGAGTTAAGCCCTTCGCGCTTACGCCCGTGTCCTTGCCCGCAATTACCCAGTTGCCGTTATTGCCAATGGTCGGGTAAGTGTTGGCAAGCGCTTGCATTCGCTTTTCAAATTCGGTAAACGCTGTCGGAATTTCCGGCCAGTGTGCGTCACCGCTCATCGTAGGCGGGATGTATACATGGATGCTGTTTGTGCTGCGCGTTTTCTCGCCTTGCGTGCCGTGAAGCTCAAAGGCATATTCACCTGCAACGGGAAGGTTCTGCGCGGTCAGCAACACCGAGATTCCAGTTTCGCCCTGCTGCATCGGCAGAATATCCATGTTCCCACCTGCTGACACATACATTTCCCACGTCCAGTCAGGCGGGAGATCGCCTGTAACCGTGATGGAGCGCGTCAGATTATCATGCTGGCGGGCAAGCACTTCACAATCTGCGGTCAGCTCCCAGTTGTTAAAATAGATCATGTGTTCTTGCCCTCCAACGCCGCGACACGCGCAGTCAGCGCGTCTAATGCCGCTTTGAGTGCATCGTTTCCGGCTGAGGTGTCGTTTACTTTATCGACTGCATTATCAATGTCCTCACCGCTGTATCGGCTTGTATAGTAAGTATCAGCCATTAAACAACCAACCTCCTTCCGTTTTTGTCTAAAATGATTTTGCCGTTCTTGTCATGGACTGCACCGGAATCAGAAAGCGCTTTAGGCAGGCGATAATAAATAAGGACGCACCCCGGTGCACCGTCAGTCCCGCTCGTTCCTGCTCCGCCTGCTCCTCCAGATTCTGATGAATAAGTTGCGTTGATCGTTACAGTGCCTACACCGCCGCCGCCACCGCCACCGTGTCCGCCGTGTCCACCAGCGCCGTATATAGTCGGTGCTATAATTGCATCTGGAGTTCCACCGTTTCCTC